CCGTTTTCGTCTCGTAACCAGCCGTCAAGGGAAGCCAGCGCCCACGGATACCGGGTATTTCGGAAGCTGTTGTTTTCTTCGTAGAAAACCTGATACTGCGGAAAATCCAGCTTGAACAGCTCGCGCAAATGGTGTTCTGCGTTTGTGCCGTACTGCACATAAGGCTTGTCGCTGATGTCTTCCGGCTCGACAAGACCGGTCTTGATTTCCCAGAGATGATAATTGTCAAGGTATGGATTCATGCCAACCACGGCGCTGATCTCTGACCCGCCGATGCCCTGCATCCTGTGTTTCAACCATTCTTCCCGACTTGTCAGGATCGTTTTTTCAACCATTCGTTTCAATCATCCCTTTCGTAGATTGCAGCAGTCACAGATTGGAAGCTTGGCAAGCTCTTCGGCCTGCTGCCGGTCGTAGCGGTCGAAATCCGAAAGGGGATCGTCCGTAAAAATCATTTGTTCGCTCGCTTCCTTTCTGCTTCGTATTTTGCGATGAGCAGCGCTGCCGCTGCTTGCTCCCGGCGCTTTTCGCGCCTTGCTCTCTCTTCGTCAGTCAGGATCGGGCGATATACCCTGACCGTCATTCCCGGATATTTCAATATTGTCGGCTCGCCATATACATCCTGCTGACCATTCACAAAAACACTCCCTTTCCGTTATGTTTCAGCCTATTCGTCGGCTGGTTGTCCGGATTCCGGTTATTCTTCCGGGATGTCCTTGAACAGCAGTTCCAGCGTGTCCAGCGTCCAGCCGTCATCCATAAGCTGCTTGCCGCGCTTTTCCATCCAGCGGAGCTGCGCAAGGTACTTGCTCTTTCTGTAAATGAGCCGCATTTCTTTTTCCGCCATCTTTACGGCTTCCGTGTTGCGCAGACGGGCAATCTCGGCGTCAAGCAGCTCGTCCAGCGTGATTTTTCTTGGCATGGTAGTTGCTCCTTTCTGTTAAGAAATCTTAACTTTTCGGGTAAAAAAATATTCTGCGTTTTCCGAAATGGGGATTCCAAGGACTTCACACGCCTTCGCAATCTCGGAAATCTTCCATTCCAGTTTCCCATTCAAGCGTTGACTAAGGGAAACTGTGTTCATCCCGATTGCTTCAGCAAAGGCTTCCTGCGTCCCGAACACCTCACGGATTTTGCCGCGAAGCTTGTTGTAGCTCATGCAAAACACCTTCCTTTCTGACCTGCCATCATCAGTACCGGGCGGTCATCCCCGGCAGACGGTCGTTAGACCGTTTCGGCGTTGTAGATTTTATATGGATTGCTCTTGCATGAAAGGCACGGCTCGAAGTGCCAGCCCTGCACGCTTCCGCTTTTGCCGAGCGGACAGACTTTATTGCAATGCTCTGTGCATTTGCCGCAGGTGTATTTCCGATTTTCGCCCGGAAACAAAAGCTGCTTGCTGACTTCGATTTCCGCGCCGCAGAACACACATTTTGCTTTCATCTTTACTTCTCTTTCCTGTCCAAATAGACAAGCATTTGTTCTACTTCATCGACTGCCCAGCCGATAGACAGAAGATACCGTTCAATCTCCGTCCGGCTCTTGAAGCGCTCTGCACAGCGGTCGGCGACGTATTTTGCGTGATCCCACGCCCATCCAGTCATTTTCATTTTTGTAGCTCTCCCGATTGAATGCCTTTCCATTCCACAACTTCAAGCTGGAAAAATTCAACTTGATTTTTAGGATATGCTGCAAGCTCAAATCTGCCGTTTGATCTGCAAACGCGGAAATAATCCCGGTCGCGTATTGCATACGGAGATAAATTCGGGATTATGCCATTTGTTTTGCAAGCGGTGAAAAAACGCTCTTTTTCTTCGCTGCTGTTGCAATGGATAATCGTTTGGCAGCCAAACTTTTTCATTTCATCCCAAAACATAGGCTTATCCTTTCCGGGCGGTTTAGCCGCCGCCCTTCGGCTTGCTTGAATTGTCAGTCAACCACAAAGTGGGGAAGGTTCGCGTACTCGCTCACGTCCGGGGCTTTTGTCGTTGGCCGGAAGGCGTTGCGACCGGTCCGCTCCTTGACCTGCTCTTTGCAGATTCGGCAAGCGTCCTTCGCGTTGTTCGCGCTGACAAACATGTGTTCAAGGTATTCGTGGCTGTTCTTCTTGATCCAGTAAAACACCTGATAGTTTTTCATTTCAATTTCCTTTCTGCCTGTTGGCTCACGCGGTTAAGTTTTCTTAACTTCTGTGATTATTATACTGCTATAATTTCAAAAGTCAAGCCAAAATTTTAAGAAAACTTAATTATTTTTCTCCGCTTATGAATTTTAGTTGCCTTTTCTTAATTTCGGTGTTATTATCATTTCGAGAAAGGGGTGATGATGTGAAAAGTCAATACGAAAGAATTTCCAGTCCATCAGAGCGACTGAAAGAAGCCCTTGATATAAGAGAAATGAAAGCGGCTGAATTGTCGGAGCGATCTGGAATTAACAAACCGTCTATAAGCTGTTATCTATCAGGGCGATATGAGCCAAAACAAGAAGCGTTATACAAAATGGGAAGAGTGCTTGACGTAGCTGAAATGTGGCTTGCCGGGTATGATATACCGATGGAACGACCGAAAGAGCAAAAAAACAACGATGCCATTTCTGACATCGTTGTAAAGTTGCGCAGTGATGAAGAATTCCTATCTATTGTAGATAAAATTAGTAAGATGGATTCTGAAAAGCGGAAAAGCTTAAATGCTTTTCTGGATTAAATGCCTGTGGATGCTTTGAGCATGATTTGATAAATAAGGTCTAATAGTTCGACATCATTGCATCTTTCCAATAGTTTGACAATTTCGTGTATGTATGTTGACTTATCCATTTTAGACATCCTTTCATTAGAAGGGAACTAATGTTCTTCGGGTTAATTTTACGAAATTGCAATAAAATTTGAAACCAGAAACAAATACCATTTTTGTAAAAGGTTGCCCGGCCACCGTGCCACCGAGTGACCGGGCAGAGCAGATCGGTTGCAGCCCCTCACCTGCTATGGCTACAGCATAGCAAGACAACGCGGGAAAATAAACGCATGAATCGGGATTATCAAGTCTGTTTCGCATTTTTACAAGTCTAAATTAGGATTGTGAGGAATCAGGCCATGAAAAAAGCCCCGGCGCAGACGATCATTCAGCAGATTCAACCGCAATGCAATACCCTGCACCTGAAAATCAAGGACGAAAAAGACCGGCAGCACGAAACAAACCAGAGCATAGCAGATCATACGGGCATACCGATTTCCAACGTGGCAAAGCTGTTTTCCGGCTCTTTGTCAAGCCCCAGCGTGTTTTATGTCGCAGCGATTTGTGTCTATCTGCATTTGTCATTGGACGGCTTGATGGAGATCATGCCGCCAAAAGAGCCAGACACGGGAACGGTTGCCGAGCTTCAAAATAAGCTGAACAGCGCGGAGCAGCAGATAGAACACCTAAACGAAAAGTGCCGGATGCTGGAAGACGGGATAAAGGAGCGGAAGCCGGTCATTTATACGCTTGCCGGTCTGTGCATCTTCCTTTCCGTCGCCCTGTGCAGCTATATAGTAATGGACATTAGCAACATGGATTTTGGCTTTTTCACCGCCGATAACCGCTTGGAAAGGCTCGGACTGCTTGCTTCCGTGGTGATTGCGGTCATCCTAACAGCAATGCAATTTATAGAAAAGGCCAGAACGAAAAGAAAGAAGGATAAAGAGAACGACAACTTAATATAATCAAACAATAACCCACGAAAGAAGCTGATCGTTTTGTATTATCAACCGAAGATAGATTTTAAGCCGGAAGAAGTCATTGATTATTTAAGAAAATCCCGCTCGGATGATCCGCTGCTGACTGTGGAAGAAGTCCTTTCCAAGCATGAAGCCATGTTGGACGAATGGGCAGAAAAGCATCTCGGCGTAGTCGTGCCGGAAGAGAATAAATACAGGGAAGTAGTATCCGGGGAAACCATAGCAGAGCGCCCGGAGATCAACCGCGTTTTGAGATTGATAGAATCGCCGAAATATAAGGCCGTCGCCGTGGTAGAGCCGCAGCGTCTGACCCGTGGCGATCTTGAAGATATAGGGCGGCTGATGAAGCTGCTGAAGCACACAAACACGCTTGTCATCACGCCGCAGCGGATTTATGACCTGCGGGATGAATATGACTGGGACGCCTTTGAACGCGAGCTGAAGCGCGGAAATGACTATCTGGAATATACCAAGAAGATTCTGAACCGTGGGCGGCTGCTGTCCGTCAGTCAGGGAAACTATGTCGGCAATACGCCGCCATACGGATATGATAAAACGTTCGTCACGGAAGGGAAGAGGAAGTGTCCTATCCTTGTTCCAAATAAGGCAGAAGCGGACGTTGTACGCATGATGTTTGATCTGTATGTCAACAAAGACATGGGCTGCACAAACATCTGCAAGAAGTTTGACAAAATGGGAATCAAGCCGCCGAAAGGGGATTATTGGTCTCCGGCAGCAATGACAAAGATGCTCCAAAATATTCACTATATCGGGAAAGTCAAGTGGAATCACCGAAAGACGCTGACCATCGTTGAAGAAGGGGAGTTCAAGAAAACGCGCCCGGTTGCGCAAGTAGGGGAGTTCCTAATATACGACGGAAAGCACGAAGCCATTATTCCCGAAGAGCTGTTCAACGCTGCGCAAGCCAAGAAGGGAAAGAACACGCGCCAGAAGCCGAACACGAAAGTCAGAAATCCGTTTGCCGGTCTGATCTGGTGCAGGTGCGGACGCGCTATGTCTCTTCGGACATACAAAAACCGCGATGCAGCGCCGCGCCTTTTGTGCGACGGACAAACCCATTGCAAAACCGGCTCTTGCCTGTATTCCGAAATGGAAGAGCGCGTAATATCGATTCTGACGGATTGCATCAAGGATTTTGAAATCCGCTTGAAGAACGACGAAGGCGATTCTGCCAAGCTCCACGCACGGCTTATCAAGAATCTGGAAGCCAAGCAGAAAGAGCTTGACGAAAAAGAGCTTGCCCAATGGGAAGCGCAAGCTGACCCCGATCCGGCAAAACGGATGCCACCGCATATCTTCCAGCAACTCAACGAAAAGCTGTTGAAGGAAAAAGAGGAAGTCAGACAGGCGCTTTGCAAGGCTTACGAATCCATGCCCGAACCTGTCAATTACGAAGAGAAGATCACGCAGTTTTCCGAAGCGCTCAACGCCTTAAAAGACCCAAACATTGACGCGGCAACAAAAAACAGGCTCTTGAAAGCCTGTATTGAACGCATTGAGTATCACCGGGACACGCCGCAGCGTATCAAAAGCCAGCAGGTGAGATATTACGACCAGAAACAGAAGCGCACCCGCTACAAATCGCCGCTAAGCACGGGCGGCAACTGGACAAGCCCGGAGATCGTGCTTGATGTTAAACTGAAGGCGTGATTCTTCGCGCCGTCCATTTCCATCAGTTGTGCGCACATTCAACCGCGCATGACTGATGGATATAGTTAAACCAAACCGGGAAAAGCCTTATATATCAACGGAAAGGAAGAACGGAATGAATACATTAGGATTGCTTGAAACGCTGTTGGTTGCCAATATGATAACTGCGGAGGAATACAAGGAAAGAAAAGCGGTGTATGTTGAATCGCTGCTTGAACTGTACTGTTTGGGGATTATAACACAAGAACAGATGAATGAAAAGTTGAATAATTGAAGAAGGACTTTGAAGCGCTGGCAATCTGTCAGCGTTTCTTTTTGTTCAGATTTCGTTTTTTGCGGCTTGTATTTTCTCGTTCTGTGTTTTAGAATATTTTCACACTTCTGTCAACGGAGGATTGTTTATGGGCTTGCTTGATATTTTCAAAAAGAAAAACACTGAGACGAAAATCACATGGGAAACGACAATAAACACAAATGAAAGCTATGACCCGTGGGCAAAAACAAACGAATCAAGAAATGACAATTATGCGATTGCTGCCTTTATCAGAATAAGCGAACGCGGAGCAAAAATAGGCAGTACAAATGACGATTACGCAAGATATTTTAACTATGAATTTCATGTTTACGACCCGATAAAATACCACAAGAAAGTGATAGCGGACGGGTATCTTGTTGAAGCAACTCCTGAAGTTGCCCTTGGAAAACTTAGGGTGGATCAGCTCAAAATCATTCTTGATAGTGCTGGTTTGCCGAGCAAAGGGAAAAAGGCTGATTTGATCTCACAGATTGTGAGCAACGTGGACATTCCATCCTTAAAATTAGATCGATACTATGTTCCGTCCGAAAAAGGTGCAGCACACCTAAAACAGTATGAATACGTTTTTCGCCTGAGAGACTACGGCATTTCGTGGGAAGAGTTTGACAAAGCAAAGGAATCGTATTCCGGATATTGCAAGCCCGATGATATTATATGGCAAATCCTAAATAACAGGCTTAACGCTTATAACATAAGCGGAAGTTTTGGACTGGCACGAAACGAACTGTTTAATATGGCAAAACTGCTGGAATACGAAGGGAAAAGCGTGGATGCCTTGTGTCACTATGTTCTTGTCCTTTATTATGACACAAACGGTTGCGGAATCGGAGAAATTGCCCCCGGCGTTATTGAGCGCATTCACAGCCTAAAAGATAGCTACGATGACAGAATAATCAGCAGATGTTATGACAGATACCGCTTGCCGCACCACTATATCAGCAGAGATAAATTTAGAGAACTTCTGTTTGACATATTCAACGATAAGAGGATCGACATGAAGAATTATACAAGCGGGAAAACTAAATAGGCAAAAAAAGAAGGGGAAGGCCGAAGCCTTCCCCTTTGTGTTAGATGATGAATGAAATGTCGATTGGTAGCCATGTGTTGTTTGGAGCGTCAGCCCATGCAGAGCCGTTTCTATACCGGGCGAAGCGTACCAGCCCCGCAGCAGTAACGGTGCAAAGCCAAATTGCCGTCCCGCTGCCCTGACAAATGAAATTGCCCTGCACTTCCGGTCTGTATCCTTCGGGAAGCGTCGTAATGGTCACGTTATCCGTTCCGCCCGTCAAGGTTGCCTTCGGCGTGACAACGCCCTTCAAATAGACAACGCCGCCGACCTTCCTATATCGCAATGTGTTTCCGGCGTTTGCGGCGTATGTTTCAAAGTCGCTTGTGAGCTTTGCCGTTATCCATCCGGGATTTTCTGTTATTGAATACCCGTTGCGGAAGATGACCGGAAGGCCAAATTCAATGCCTTCCGCAAGCTCTGATACTTTGCCAAAAGCAAGGCCGCGCCCGGAAGCATTGAAGTCCAGCATCGTGAACGCCGTGGGTATCTCCACGGTTTTTCTGATCGTGGTGAAATAATCTGTCACCGATAGCCTGACATCATAGGCAGAATCAACATTCAAGTCGGCGGCGGTTATCAGCGTGGTTGACAGGGTGTACCCTGTGCCCTCTTTCAGCTTTATCCATGTGCTTGATGCCCTTGCTTTGTATTCCAAAACATATTTGCTGGTGTTTTGGTTTGAAACAGGGGAGATATTGAAGCCGAAGCCAATTTTGCCGTGTGTGCCTTCATAGTTTTCCGTGCCGTCTGCCAAGCATCGCACAGCGGATATTCCACGGATGACAGGCGCGGCGTAAGCAATGACCGTCAGTGTTTTTGTGGCCTTCGCTGTGCGCCCTCTGCTGTCTGTAACGGTGATCGTGACGGATTTTGTACCGCTGGACAGCGTACCGGTTACGGGCGCTGCGCCGGTGTAGCTCTTTCCGTCAACGGTCGTTTTGTATGCCTTGATGATAGAGCCGTAAGCCCCCGCCGCCACAATGCCGATCTTGACCTTAGACTTTCCTTGCACAAAAGCGCCGAACTGCACCGCAAGCCCGGAAACTGTTTCCGTAATGGAAACGGTTGAAATTGTCGGGACAACAGCAGCCGGGACATTCGCCTTGAAGGATACCGTCTTTGTGCCTACCAGCGCATTTCCGTTGTAGGTCTTGCAGGTGATTGTACATGTACCGGACGTGCCGGACGGAATCTGACTTGCAAGGGACAGCGGCACAGTCCATGCTTTGCTTGTACCTAAATCGCTGCCAATCGTGCCGGTTGCTTTGCCGAAGGTATATGTCAGCGTATGGTCAAAGGCGCTGGATGCCCTCGGCATATTGATTGTGATGCTTGCGCCCATGTTCACGCTGCTGGCTGACAGCGTGGGCGTCGTGGCGCGTGGGATCGTGTCGAATGTGCCGCTGCCGGATGCCGTAACATCACCATAGTATGTACCGCCAAGCGTGACCTTGATGCCGATGGTGGACGCGAAAGAACAAGTCTTGCTTCCGTCCGCGCTATGCGCCACGGTGACGGTCTTTGTGAACAGCGTCTTTGTCTGATTGCCGGATAGGGAAGCGGAGAAGGAGAACGTGTATTTTGTGCCGTTGATCGTCAGGCTTCCGCTCTTGCTCGCGCTGCTGTTGATGGTGTAGCTTGCGCCGGTTGACACAAGCTGCACCTTGACCGTTACGCTGGAAGTGTTGTTTGCCGCAGACTGACTGCCAACCGTCCAGACGATTTTCATCTGATAGCCCGTCCGGATCGCCTTTGTTATCGTTCCTGATTTAGCCATACCAGCGCCCCCTAAAGCGATAGCTTTTTGAATGACAGGTTGCCGTTTGCGCGGGGAATGAAAGCGAAATCGCCGAGCTGTAACGAATGGATAAAATGCCCGTCCGTGACGTATAGCTTATTGTCCGAGAAATACGCCACTTCAACGGCGTCCTGAAGGAAAGAAATCCGGTCGTTGCTGATTTTCAATTCAAGCTCATTTCCGACCTGTCCGAGCAAAATAGAGCCGTCCACAAAGCGGATATACTTCCGTATCTCTTCAAACTCTGCATCCGTACCAGCCGCTACCGCTTCGATGTCGGCGCTGAACTGGTTGAACTGGATTTCAACGCTTTCCTTCGTCTGCTCAATCTGCGTACTGACAGAGGAAACAAGAGCGTCCGTATCGTCTTTCAGATAGTAGTTTTCCGCAACGGTTGACTTGATGTTTTCTTCGGACACCTGCAAGGATGCAAGCAAATTCTGTTCCACGTTGTAAATGGCCGTAGAAGCCGTTTTGGACGCATTTTCTATTTGCAGTATAATTTCCCCTTGTGCATCGGAAAGCCCCGCAAGCGCCCCGGAAATGCCCTCTAATGCGCCGCCAAGCGTCAACTTGTTTGCGCCCGGCTCTAACAACTTCAAAGACAGCTTTGTCACAAGAAAATTCTGGTCTATCCCGTGCGGATCGCTTGTAACTTTGACGTATGTTCCAAGGCGGAAACTGCTGAAGGAAGCGTCAACGGTCGAAAGGTCAGCCGCTGTCAGCTCTATGGTTTCCGGCTGGTTGACAAGGCCGGAAAGGTATGCTTGTCCCTTTGCCAGAAGGTTTGACGCTTCGGTCACGTCATCCCATGTATGCGTTGAAAAAATAAGGCCGTACCTGTCGGCGGCTTCCTCATCGACGATATAATCAAGGCCGTCATTGACGGCGGCAACCGTCAGGCGGTTGTCTGTGTCCTTGCCTTCACCGTCCTTCAGCTTTGCGCCAAGCGGAAAAAGTGCCGTTGCAATATCCGCGCCCTTCCTGATCCGCTTCAGGTCAAGAAGATTCTTTCCGAAGGTGATCTTCTGCGGAGAAAGCAGCGTGAAATCTTGCAGATAATCAATGTAGTTGATATAGCCTTCATGCCGGATGACGATATAGCCGCCCAGCAGGTCAATCAGCTTCTTTTGCAGTTCCGTCCATGTATCAACATGGTCAATATTGGAACGGACGATATAATCATTCGGATCGGTGACAGTCACATTCCCGACCGTGAACCATTTGGATTCTTCCACCTGTGCATTATGGTTATCTATCAGCAGATTCAGGAAGCCGGAAACCGTCCCGGAATAGTCATAAGGGCGCTGGATGCTGTCCAACAGGAAAGCAAGCTCGCCCTCGCAGGTCACATGCTTTTCGTTGTAGAAGCCCATTTCATCGTCAAGAACGCGCCCACGGAAGATTAAATAATCATCCTGATAAACCGTGATGATCGACCGCAGCTTTTTTATTGCGCTGTACTGTGGATGATCGGGATAAACTGTGAATTGAAAGCTGCCGGTCTTGTTCAGCTCCAATTCCAAGGACGGATTGAAGATTTTCAGGCTTTCAAGGCTGCTGTTATACAGCGTCGCGCCGTCACAATATACCCTGTACATAATCACAGCCCCGCTTCCTGATAGGAAAAGGAAATCGTTCCTTCTCCGGTGACGGAAACGCTGTTGTTTCCGGCCTTCAGTTCCAGTTCCGGCAATGTGTAGCTGCCGCTTCCCAAGTCCCAAATGTTGTATGTTTCATAGACGATATGCAGGGCGCTGTCTGCTGTGATCGTTACCAGCGGAACAACGCGCTTTCGGAGATTCGGCAGGGAAATCACGCTTTCGCCGTTCACCGTCTGCGTGACAACGGTTTTTGCAAGCTTGTATTTGTACGGCTCGCAATCGCACTCCACGCTTATTTTGCCGATGTTCTTTTCATTCGTGAAAGATGAAACGAAGCACCGCCCGACATAGTAAAAAAGCGGATCATCGTCAAGGATGATCCGCTGCATTTTACCGTGTATCGCGTTTTTGATGGTTGAAAAAAGTGTAAGGAATTCGTTTTGTGGCACTATCGTTGAAAACTTGAATTTGTGCGTGACGTTCTCATACTTCGGTTCTCCGAAAAACTCTGTCAGATCAAGCGCCCCGTCTGCACCGGGAACGTCAATTTCAATCGTTTTCACTTTCGGGGCTGCAACTTCCTTCGATGTCAAAAGCAGATTGAAATCATCGTAGCTGTGATATGTGCCGAAAGTGATTCCTTTCATGTTTTTCCCCCTTATTTTATTTCCATGTGCCGCCCTTGCGGTACAGCGTTGACTGCTTCCACGTCCCGCCAACTTTTCTTATGTGTGGTATTTCAAAATGACGTTTTTTGCTGTGCCGTTGTCGTTGTACATCCACTTCAAAACCTTTCTCGGCGTTCCGTTGTCGTTAAACACGAATGGCAAGCCGAGCAACGCAGGCGAATTAAATGTTGTCGAGTCGCCGTCGTTTGCGTACAAGCCGACGAATACGGTAATAGGCACGTCCGCCCCGGCTTCGCCGGTAAAATAGAGCGTTTCCGTTACTGTTTTCCCGTATCCGCCGGGCGCGTTGAAAGACGTGTCGGTTTCGCCGGTAACGCCGTCGATGTCGCAGCGCAGCGCAAGGTCTTTCCAAACGCCGGACCACCGGTTGGGCTTGTGCTGCCGAGTTTCGTCGACCCGGATGGCAAAGCCTCTTCCCTGCAATCTGGCGACGTAGACGACGGTCGCGATGTCCGTGTTATTGTTTGCCCAATGCGTCGTTCCCGCCTGCGCCCAAGTGCTTCCGTTTGGCAGAGCAGGCTCTGTTCGTGACCATGCCATTCAGCTCACCTCACACAATCTGCGCGTAGAAGTCGCCGCTCTGCCACTCGCTCGGCGGCGTTTCGCTCGTGCTGACATAGATGTGCCGCACCTGATCGGCGGAAAGCCCGAACTTCGTATAAGGGATGTTGTCGGCAAGCTTTTCGGCAGTGACGGACTTGTTAGCATATTTTGGCGTTGTGATCGATCCGTCCGCGATCTGGCCGCTCGCCGCCTGTTCAATCGCCGCCCGAAGCTGCGCAAGCAGCTCCGTGAACTGCGCGTTGATGACGCTTGTGTCAATGCTCAACGTGTCGGTCACAAGGCCGCATACGTCCGGGTTTTGCCGCTCGTCTGTAATCATGGAAGCCGTGATTGCGGTCGTACCGGCGGCAACGGAAATCTGTGCAAGACTGATCTGCCGCTTCGTGCCGCTGTTGGTCAGCGCCGGAGCTGCCGCCGTGCTGGACGCTGCGCCTTTCAGGATTTTAATTTCCGGGCGGTCAACGTAGTTCGTGGTTTTCCATTCAACAATAACGCGGTCAATGCGGTTCAGAACGCCGTCTGCTGCGTCAATGGCAAGCTGCAACTTCGCGCCGCTTACGCTCTCTGTGTCATTCCACCAGACTACGCCGTCATTGTTTGCGTTCGACATCCAGCCTGTGCCGTCCGAGACCGTGACAGCCATTCCCGGCGTTGCAAGCGCGGCAACCGCCGCATTTCCTGACGCGGCAAAAACGCCGGATGTTCGCCCATGCAGCCAGCGCATAACGTCTTCCGCGCCGCTGTATTCATCCTGATTGTTCGGGAAACTCTTAATTTCAGCCATTTAATTTCAACTCCCCCAAAGCAGTTAATATTGGATCACCGAGAACAATTTCGGTGCTTGTGCTGTTTGCGTCCATTTTGTACTTTACACCGGTAATTCGGGCGTTGAAGGACACGCCGAAGCGGACGGAGACGCATGAAACGATGTCGCCGAGATTGTAGGCAACGCCAAGGTCTGCGCTGTCAATCGCAACGGAAAATGACTTGCGCTGAATGCGCTTGCCAAGCTCCATCGTCGCATAAGCTCGCGCACGGGCTTTGCAGTCTGTTTCGCTCTCTTCGTCTTCTTGCCGGACGTTCGTGTCAAACCAGACTTCGCGGCGCGTGTCGCCGGTTGCCGTGCCTACCTCTTCGATGAATTCAACACCGTCTTTCAGCGTTCCCGTGGCATAAGCAAAGTTTTTCAAGGTGCTGTCATCGTCATTAATGACAAGCTCCTGCGCTGTGCCTTGCTCTTCGGAAAAAACAACGGCGTGAATGCCAGAAGTCAAATCAACGCCCTTGTAGATTTTGAATGTGTGGGAAAGCGTTTCGGCGTCCCACACCATTTTCTGACCAAGCCCGGCTTCTTCCAGATAGGGCATGATCTCATCCAGAAGCTGACCGCCGTGCAGGATTGCGTCTGTGGCTTCTGTAAGCCCCGCAGCCGCCGCCGTTGCAAGGCGCGACATATTCCGCAGGTTCGCATTTATGAGCGCGTACACGCCGCTTTCCAGCGTTGTCAGGTGGTATTCGGACGCAATGCAGCGCTTGTTCAGCAGCCAGTTTGCCGTGTAGCCGTTCGCCGTGATACGGTTCTGATCCGTGTCGTGCTTCGTGTTGACGATGAAATACGTCACGTTTCTTTCCGTGTCGAAAAGCATATTGCCGACCTGAAGCGCCTTAATGTTGTAGTCGTTTACCGACGCAACAACGGTCAGCTTGCCGATGTCGTTGTAATAGACGGACATCTGAACGGAAACGGCGTGTTTCAGCTCATAGCGCGTGGAGAAGTCCGAAGGATAGATTTCAAAGCTCATAGCGCGATCCCCACAATCTCTGTTGCAAAGTCAACGTCCACCTGAAGGTTTTCCAGTCCGGACGCCGCTTCCGGCTTCAGAACGTTATCACCGACATCCAGCCGGAACAGATTGCTTGTAAGGCTCAACGCGCCCCGGCAGTCTCCGTCCGCGGATGACGTGACATAGGTTCTTTCGTGTGTGATCTCCACAACAAGCCTTTCGCCACTGACAAGCGTTTTCTTAATCAGCAGAAATTTTCCCGTTGTTGCGTTGGTGATTTTCGGATTTACAACATCACCTTTTGCAACAAAGGTTGCCGTGTAGGGAATAGGCACTTGCCCGCGGTTCGCAACATTCATGAACTGCGTCTGCATCAGCGATCCGAAGCGATACGTCTTTGAGAAATTGCAGGGCAGCCGGAAATATTTCTGAACGCCGGAAAGCGTGGCGCTTGCGGAATCGTCTTTACACCAATACGGATACGCAGCCAGAAGCGAAAGCTGAAACTGTGCAAGCTGTCGCTTCGGCTCAATCGTCGGCGTTGCTGTCGGATAGACGGACAGATAATAGTCATCTGCATACAGCTTGCCGCCGAGATCGGGACGAACAACGGACAGAAGCTTTTCCTTGTTCTCCGTCTGCATATCGCCGACAAGATAGCCTGTGATCGTGACCGGGCGCGGTTGGATGTTGGTGCTTTGGATCGTCGCGCCTACCTGATCGATGCCCTGCGCCTGTGACAGATTGATGGACAGTGTGTCAATGCCGGAAGGCTTATTGATTAAAAAGCCCCCGGCATAGTCAAACGTGATACTGTCGCCGTTGTCGTTGATGTAGCGGAACAGCTTGGAAAGATTGTTGAAATTCAAATTGCCCACCTCGCTTGCTCGAAATAAGCCGCCGTTGCGCTCGCAAGCTGAACGGGCGTCTGCGCCGGTGCGTTGATGTACTGATTGATAACGACGCCGTTTCCAGCGCCGCCGTTGCCCTTGCGCCATGCGTCGGCTTCGGATGCAGTCAGCACCGCTTCGCCCTCATGGAGCAACGCCGGGAAGTTGTTTCGCGGAACATATTCAAGACCGGATGCTGCCGATTTTCCACCGCCACCGCTGACGCCAACATTGACATTCAGGCCGCCAAACAATCCGTCCCAAATGCCCTTGAACCAGTTTTTCAGTCCCTGCCATGCGTTGGAAATTCCTTCGCGGATTTTGGCCACGACCTGCGATCCTACACCAACAAGGCTTCCCCACATTTCGCCAATGCCTTCAACAATGGTCGTTATGATCTCACCAGCAGATTTGCCAAGTGCGAAAAGGTTGTCGGCGATGCCGGAAACGATCTGCACGACGATTTCAGCCGCCGACAACAGGAGCTGCGGCGCGGCAGCAATCAGTTCCTGCACAAGCTTTGAAATGATCGTCGGCGCTTGCGCAATCAGAATCGGCAGCGCAGCGATAAGACCTTCCGCCAGCGCGGAAATAAGATCGACCGCTGCATCAACAAGAAGATTGACATTTTCTACAAGCGTCATCACGATCTGCAAAACGACATCAACGATTGTCGGAATCAGCGTCGGAAGGCTCTGTGAAATGCCCGCTGCCAGAGCAAGGATAAGCTGACCGGCGGACGATACGATGATCGGCAAGCTGGAAATCAGCGCCGTAATAAGTGTGTTGATGATCTGCGGCGCACTGCCTGTGATGACAGGCAAAATAGTTGCCAGAATTGACGGCAACTGCTCACCAAGGCTGCTTATCAGCGTTGTGATGCTGTCTATAATGCTCGGCAAAAGCTGATTGATGAGCGGCGGAATCTCTGGCGCAAGCTGCGCGACAAGCTGCGAAATGCCGGTTGTCAGGCTCGGCAGAATGTCACCGATTGCCTTTGCAAGAAGTTTGGCAGAATTTACGACCGTTCCGACAAGCGCGTCAACGCTTCCCGTGCCGGTCAGCCAGTTATCCCACGCCGCTTTTGTGGATGCAAGACTGCCCTGAATGGTTGTTGCCGCTTCTTGCGCCGTTGTGCCTGTGATTCCCATTTCCGTCTGGACGTCGTGAATGGCGCTGACAATGTCGGCATAACTGTCTATGCTGTATTTTGTCATGTTGCCCTGCGCAGCGTTCAAGGCGTTTGCATCGTCAATCAGGCGCTGCATTTCTTCTTTCGTTCCGCCATAACCGAGCTTCAGGTTGTCCAGCATGGTATAGTTCTGCTTTGCAAAACCAGCATAGGCGTTTTGAATCGCTTCCATGCTTGAACCCATCTTGTTTGCGTTATCGGCCATGTCAATAACCGCCATGTTGCCGATCTCTGCCGCTTTTTCCGTATCGCCGCCCAAAGACTGAAGCAGGGAAGCGGAAAAGCTTGTGACCGTCTCCATGTAGTCATTTGCGGAAAGGCCAGCGGTCTTGTATGCGCTGTTGGCATATTCAAGGACTTTGCTGCTGCTATCCTTGAAAAGCGTTTCAACGCCGCCGACAAGCTGTTCATATTCGGCATAGTTTTCAACGGCTGATTTTGTAAGCGCGGTTATTCCGGTTGCCGCTGCGCCGATCGCCGCAAGGGACGCTTTTCCAACGGTTTTTGCAACAGAACCAAAGAATTTTCCCATCTTTTCACTTGCTTCTTTTGCCTTGCCCGTTGTGTTGTCAAGCTCTCTGTGCGCTTCTTCGTTGTTCACGGCGATTCTGCCGAAAATTTTAAATAATTCCAATGACCTTCACCTTCTTTCCGTGAAGATAAAATAAAAGAAGGCCACCGGAAACGTGACCTTCTATCTTGTGTTGCCCCTCTGGGCATGATTCCACCTATCCGAAAGCTGCATATCTATTGCCGGTGTAAGCTCTCCGACAAGGACGCCGGAATCAAGCCGTACACCATGCGGCATAGACCGTGCAAGGAAATCAATTAAAAGCTGCGTCTGCTCGATGAGCGTTTTTCGGACGCCCTCATTCTCGCCCCTTACCGCTATCCGGACATAATCCAGCAGCGTATCAATGGGCGCTATGGCTTCCGCTCCGGCTTCGCCGCCGCCAAGCAACGTATCGCCCACACGCCCGAAGATTGTTGCTTTGTCAAGGATGCCGCCTTCGGCGTTCCACTTGACATTAAAATTCGGAAGCTTGCCTTTTCCGGCGATGCCAAAAGGAGCTTTTCCGCCTGACACGCTGATCTTCGGGATTTTCAAGTTGCTGAAAATCTTTCCGATACTCAAAGGGAAGAAGCCCTTGATTTTGTCAATGGCGTTCTTTACGGCGTCCCGCGCTCCCTCAATCTTGTCAGCAATGGCGTCCTTAATGCTGCCGAAGGTGTTCTTCACCTTGGAAACAGCGCTTTTCAAATCGCCAAACTTGTTTTTGATCCACGTGACCGCTGACGATGTTGCCGACTTGATTTTCTCCCACATCTTCAGCCAGAAGTTGCGGAAGCCCTCGTTGTTTTTCCAAAGGTACACGAAAGCCGCCACAAGGCCGATAATAAGCGAGACAATAAGCCCGATTATATTTGCCTTCATTGCCAGATTCAACGCCTTCACGCCGCCTGTGACAAGCTTCAGCGCGGTCGTGGCCTTGCTCATTATGCTGCCCCACTTCAGCACAAGGACAAACCCGGAAACCGTGACCGTTGCCGCAAGGATACCCGCCGCCCATGCCTGCACGGTGCTTTTGTTCTGCTTGAACCATTTAATCATGTCCTTTATTTTCGTTATAAAGGATTGGAGCAGGGGAGCAGCAGCGGCAACCATTTCAGCGGTCTTATTCTTGATGGTGGTCAAAATAGGTTCGCCGACGCGCCCAAGCTCGGCAAAGGCAGACGATAGCTTTTCATTGGCTCTATTTGCCGCCATAACGTCTTTATTCGTCTCTTTGTACTGCTCGGACGCTTTCTTATATGTGCCGTTCAGCGTGTCCATAATGAGCTTCTGGCGCTCCTGCTCGGTGCTGCAAGCGTCAAGTTTTGCCTGAAACTCTTCTTCTCCGATTCCTGCCCAGTTCAGCGCATCGACAAGGCCGCCTGTAAGCTGTCCGGTTTTCGCGGTCTCGTTAGCCGCTTCTGTCAAGCCCTCAATGGGCAAGCTGTCCCCGAACGTAGCAAAGACGCCGGTGCAAATGTCCGTCCATGTCTGCAAATCCTTTTCGTTATCCGTCATTACGGCAAGATGGTTTGCAGCTTCAACCGATACGTCCGTATCGCCAAGGACGGCTTGCAAGTCCTGATACGTCTTTTTTGCCGCTTCGGAAGAATGTCCGTTCGTGACAAAGGCCGTGTCAAGCTTGCCCATTTCGGTTCTATATTCTCTGGAACTTTCGATTGCTGCTATCCATGCGCCGCCCAAAGCAGCACCGGCAGTCAGCACGGATTTTCCGATTTTCAGCGCAGATTCGCCGATCTTCTTAAAAGACGAATCGGTTTTCTTGCTTCCGGCTTCCGCTTTGTTCGCGGTATCGTCAATGGCTTCTTTCGCCTGTGCGTTGTCAACGGCAATCGTGCCGAGCAGCTTGAAAAGTTCCATGTTGCTATCCCCCTAATTGAAATAGGGCAGATAGGGGCTGCATTATGCGTCAGGTGGCACAAAATCCATTTCCATTGTGTGCTTCACAATGGCGGCAAGCTCTTCTTTCGTTGCGGTTTTCGGTGGCTGACGGTTCATTGCATCGCGGCATTCGGCGTAGGATCGTTCAAAATCCTTGTGCAGCCAAAATTCCCACGTTGCCTTTTCTTCAAGCTCTTCGTTTCGGATGTCCACAAGCTCTGAAATGAACTCTTCCAGCCGTCCGGTCTTTATCATTTGATCCAGAAGGATCAACGGGCTTGAATAGCGCTGAAACAGCAGGTCAATAAACCGGATGTCGTTTAGCGAAACAGCCCGGCAACATCCCCGAAAAAATCCTTGAATTCCTCTTTTTTGACCACATCAACGATCATCGAAAGGAAAACGTTCATCGGCAGCGCGGCAATCTCTTTTTTGCTCATGCCGGACAGCCCGGAAAGAAGCGTGTAAATGTCATCCTTGCACCTCGGAACGTTGGCAATGATGACGGACGCCACATCGACCGCAACCATCAGCCCCAGCGCCGTGGTATCGATCTCCGCGCCCTCTGCGCCATCTTCTTTTTCGGCGGTCATGCCGCGAATTGCCGTGCGCAGCTCTTCCGATTCAAAGCAGCCCTTGAATTCCTTCAGCCCGATCCCGGAAATGATCTTCAGCATCGGGAAAACATCTTCGGCGGTCAGTCCGCGCAGCGTGTATGTTTTTTCGGTCATGTATTAAAACCCCTTCAGAATTTTTATAGGATGTTGAAAAAAGGCAGGGGAGACCCCTGCCTTTCCGTTTAAGTAGCCTTCGGATAGTAGATATGCCAAGGCAGCTTGTCCAGCTCGCCGGTCAGCTCGGCATAGCACTCGAAGGTATACTTGCCGACAGCGCCTTCCTTGTTCTTGCCTTCCTGCTCAAAGCCGGACGTAACAAGGGCATTATCCAGAATGGCGATGATGTTTTCGCCTTCCAGCGTCTTTCCGACAAAGGCGATATTTTCCCAATAGTCGCCAGTGGCGATGTTGGACTTGCTTTCGATAACATCATACTTCGCAACGTCAGCGGAAGTGCCTTCCGTGCCGAACGTTGCCGCCTTGATGATGTCTTTCGTCAGCTCAATGAAGTTGACTTCCATGCTTGCGGTCTCACCGGTCTTGGCGGCAAGTCCCTTCGCCTTCACAAGAACGCCGTCAACCTCAATGTTGGTGATCTCCGGGATAATTGAAAGCTTAGAGCCGCCGGAAGTAGCGCCGACAAGGGACGCTTCAAAGTTCCACGCATTGGATGTATATTTCAGCCCCTTGTGGATCGTGCCAGCACCGAAAAGAATGTTTTTCGGCGTGTTTTCGGTCACGCCGTGTTTTCCTGCAATAGCCATATTATTTCACACTCCATTCCTGCACGGATAGATTGATCTGGACGCTCTTCAGCTCGGCGTCCTCTTTCGGGATAATCAAGGCTGAATCATAAAAAATGACCACGGCTGAACCATCGTCAGCCATGACCGTTTTTCCGCTCACCTTGTTAAAATAGTTTTCGATTTTTGCCTTTGCCGTTTCAAGCTCCTGCCATGTCCCCCGGTGAAAGCCTGTCAGCATGATCGTTGCCGTCTGCTGTCCGTCCTCATTCATCGGCGGGCTTTCGATGTACTCACCCACGAAATAAGGATAGACGATCTTTCCGGCAGCGTTCCCGGCATAAGAGCCGAAGCCGTAGGCAATACCAAGGGATTTCATGGCGGAAGAAACGATTTCAAGCGATTTCGTTGTCATGTGCCCAGCTCCTTAAAGATTTCCTTCGCCCGGCGGATGATCGCAGCTTTCGTTCCTTCAAACGCCCTCTGAAGCGTCCGGTTAGGCGTTTTGCCTTTTGTGTGATGCCAATTCCCGGAATCGTCCTGATACGACCAGCCGCCCTTTCTGCCGTCCCCGTGGGCGGCATATTCGCCCGTGCCGAACTCTTCCCAAATGGCATTTTCCAGCGGACTTCCGACTTTAGCTTCTTTCGCCGATTCATTCACTTGATGATTCCATGAGCCTTTCAACTGTCCGCTGGCGACGCGGGAATTTCGCCTTGCGGCTGATTCGATTTCTGACGCGGCTTCTTCAAGGAACTGAACGGTTTTTTCATCGAGTGCTTCATTTACCTGAATGCTGAAATCCTGAAATTGCACAGACATTTTACTGTCCCCCTGTGAACTTCAGATAGATTTCAAGCTGCGATCCGCTGCCCATCTCCATAGGATTATCAATCAGAAGCACGTCATAGACTTTGCTGTTGATAACCATCCGGGAATTTTCCGCAGCGATGCCGGACGCGAGCGCCACATAGTCAGCAATGAAAACGTGCGTTGATTCCTGAAGCTTGGCATTGTAGGTCGTATATTTGCTGTCACCGGCAGACAGGTCAAGCCAGCCTTTGAGCGTTTGGGCGTCTGCCCATGTCTTGACCTGCTCGCCAATGGCGTTCTGTGCGGTTGTGGCGATCTGAATGACCGCTGTGATATTGCCGCCTATGCCTTTCATACTCTCAACCCCTGTCCAAAGCGAGCCTTCATATAAGGCTTCAGGAAGCCCGTCAGGGACTTCGGAAATCCCATAGATGAATTGTCCCCGTCCATGTTGAAATACGTCACAGAATGGCGGCTGATCGTCTCTGACTGGACGCCTACCTTGTCGCCGTTGTCGAGCTGCCATTTCAGCATGTTTGCAACGCCAAGCTTGATGTCCATCGGATAGACAACCTTTGTGATTACAACGCCGCTTTCGTCAAACAGTTCTTCCTTGACCGTAATAATGCCGCCCGAAGATGTTCTGACGTTGACAAGCCCGGCGTTCAACTCGGATTCCGTAATCTGCAACGTGTCTCCGGCTTTGAAGGGATTGTTTGCCGCAGTCACAAGCTGATGACCGGAAGAAGCGGCCACAGCAACCGCCCGGAAAGCGCGGACTTGGAAGTTGTTGTTGGTATATGCCCGGATGAGCAGCTCAAGCGCTGAAAGACGTGCTTCCAGCGCCTGATCCGTTTCATCCGTTGTGACGAACTGCCGCAGTTCGGCAACGGTCATTAACATAAGCGCACCGCCTTACGCTTCCGGGGCATTGGGCGCTTCGTCTTCCTCGACCGTGATTTCGGTCACTTCATAGCCTTCATGCTCACGAAACCACTCGACCATGCGGCCTTCCGTAATCTGCGCCTTGCCGTAGGAAAACTGAACGCCGCCAGCGTCGATGCCGCAGAAGCCGGGATTGGTAACCACCTTGATTTCGTAGCCGGTGACTTTTTTCGTTTTCTTTGCTGCCATTTTGTTATTCATCCTTTCTTTGCTTACGCAATCTTGATGTTGCGGAGAACGCCAGCGTGGGCGGTGTTCTTCAGCACAGTCGCAGCGACCATTTCAACTTCGCCGTCCTTCACAGCGCCGGGCGCGTTGAAGTCGGGGAGATACTGACGAATGGCGCTGTTGCCGGTCAGGGATGCAGCGTGGAAGCCGTCCATGACGTCAAACTTGACGGCATAGATGTCCGTCAGGCCGGTGACGGCGGCATTGGAAGCACCAATGTTGCGGCTGATACCTGCCTTCACACAGTCGTTGCCGGTGACGGTTGTGTCGGAAACCGTGTAGTGCTTGCCCAAGTCCATGAAGCGCACACCGTCCATAGACGTGACCTTACGGCCAAAAGCTTCTTCGGATTCGGTCTTGTAGCCGAGAATACGCGCCATCGTCTGCACCTTGGCAATCATGGAGCTGTTCATCAGCAGGGCGTCAGCATTGGTGTTCTTGATGAGAAGCTGAATCTGCTCATAGAGCTGATCCGCATTGCTCTTCAGGGCGGTCATGGTGCTGATGTCGATAGCAGAACCGGTGCCGGTGTTGAACTCGGACGTAGTGCCGGTAAGCATCTTGTCAAGGCCGTCAAACTCGGTGGTCGCCGTGGTAGCGTTGCCGTTGACAAGCGTGTAATGGAACAGGCTGATCGCAGCAAGCACCTTCTCGCGAATCTGATAGGCCATGTTGTTGTACGGGCCTTCCGCAGCCTTCAGCACACGGTCAATCTGGAACTTGCCGCCGAAGATTTTCAGGTCAGCCGTCTTCTTCTCAACGGTCGCCTGATTCGCGGTGTACTCCGCATTCAGCGCACGAAAAGCAGCCACAGCCGGAAGCTTCTTCTGGATGTAGCTATACGTCAGAGTGCTGCCGCCCTGCGGGGAAACGCAGTTGTCAAACGGAAGCATCTGAAGAATTTCGGATTCACGCAGAAAGATATCAACAATCTGCTGGGAAACCTTGTCGGACATACCGACCTTCATTTCAGCAAGGGTCATAGCCATAGTAATTTACCTCATTTCTTAATTATTCGTTTTTCGGCTCATAGGCCAGTTTCAGCGCGTCTTCAAGGGATTTCGGCTCGGCTTCACCGCCGCCGTGGTAGCCTTCCGGCAGCTTGTTTTCCTTGACTTTCTTCTGCCCGGCACTTTCAAACTGATTCGGGAACTGCGTTTTCAGCCCGGCCAGCTTGTCATCCATGCCCTTGACTTTGCCGTTTTCGTCAAGCGTCAGCTCTTCCGGCTTGTACTTTTCGCGCAGCTTGAACGCCAGATATTCAGGATCGACCGCCTTTGCATCACGAAGCGCAAGCTGAATGGCATTTTCAAGCTTCGTCTTTTCCAACTCTGCCTGAAGCTGCTGCACCTGCGTTTCATAGCCGGTGATCTTACCCTGAAGCTCTTCATTGCCTTTCGTGCCTTTCTTCAGCTCGGCAATCAGGCCGTTGGCCGTGTCAAGCTCGGCGGCCTTGCCGTCAAGCTGTGCCTGAAGCGCGTCATATTTGCCCTTGCCGACATACTCACCGCCGCCAAGATTGGCAAGCTTGATCTGCTTGTCCTTATTCGCTTCGCTGCCGTTGTAGGCGTTGACCGCCGTTTCAAACTGCTTGAAAAGCTCTTCGCCCAAAATCTCTTTCAGAAATTCCATGTGTTTATCCTTCCTTTGTCGATGTTTTTTAGCGCGGTGTCACCGCAGACAAGCGCCTGTTTAAGCGTCCGGCGCAAGGACGATCTTGAACGGTTTAAGCGTCGCGTTCAGGACTATGAAAAAAGCAGCCGTTCGGAATTTCCGAACAACTGCTTTAATCTGTTTTTTCGGTCAGCCGATCAGGGCTTTCCAAGTATCTTTTCCGACCTCGCCGTCAGAAAGAATCTTCGCCGCCGTCTGGAACGACCTTACAGCGCTTTCGGTTTTCTCGCCGAAGCTGCCGTCAACGTCCACGGACATTCCGCGCAAGACCAGAAGCGTTTGCAGAGCCTTTACAGAAAGCCCCGTATGCCCTCTTTTCAGCAGGGGAAGCGTTGCGTTGCAGGTTTCGGTTGCGCCGCTTGTGGGCGCTTCTGTGGCTTCTCCGGAAGTGCCGGGAAGCTTCAGCGTCTGCCCTGCGTGGATAAGCTCGGAAGTCAGTCCGTTCAGCGTTTTTATTTCTTTCCAGCGCGTCCCGTCTCCGAGCTGATTTGCCGCGATGCTCCAAAGGGAATCCCCGGCCTTGACGGTGTAGGTTTTTGCGCTGCCGGTTTCCTTGATAGCCGAAGAAGCGGTATTCCCTGCGCCTGTATAGCGCAAAATGTTTGTCCACGGGAAATTTCGATAACGGCGCTTCAGGAACTCGCCCCCGGTCTGATCTCCCGGTTTACCGCCTGTGATGCCGCCTTTTTCATTGCCGGACGCTTCGACTTCATAGCCGTTGCCGCAATACATAGCGGTATGGTGTGTTACGTTCAAAAGCACATCACCGCGGACAAGGCCGCTGCCAGTGGAAAGGTTGATTTTGCTTGTGACATCTTCAAAGCCGCAGCGTTTGAAAACCGCAAGCATGTTGCCGGTATATGTTGCGCCGTTGCTCTTGACCGGCACACCAGCGTTTTCCCACGCCTGAATTACAGCGGCAGAACAGTCATAATCTCCGTATTCTCCCCATCTGTAACGCTGGTCGTAACCGTGGGCGGGATCGTCCGCCCACGATTCCATTTGAGATATCGCCTTTTCAATTACGCTCATTCGGCGTCAGTCCCTTCGTCCTCTTCCGGGCACTCTTCCGGGATACCGGCAAGGGAAGTCAGCAGGGACAGCACACCGGCCAGCAGGGAAGCGCTGCCCACCATGATCCAGTTTACTTCACTCAGCACCGCGCTGGTGCCGATGGTTGCAACCGCAGTCTGCGCAACGGTTTTCAGCGCTCTGATACCAGCCTTCTTGATCCAGTCCTTCCAACATCTTTTCATGGTTATTTACCATCCTTTCATAAATTAAAAAACAACCTGCAAATTTTAATTACAAGTTGCTTTCTTACGAAGTTTGTTAAGTTGTCTTTAGTTGTTTGTTGTGTTTTTACTTGATTATTTACTTGACTGCAACTTGTGAACGCACGATAAACGCATCAAAAACGCACAGCGTGTGTTTTGGGCATAGAAAAAGCACCGTGCGGGCGCATGGTGCTTTTATTCCAAATCACGGTGATTTTTAATCAAATGCACACCGTAAGTTATGAGATTCATTTCGTCTATGTCCAAAAGTCTTTCCTTTTCTTCTTCCGAAATGTCGGCTTTGGCAACAAACAGACCGTCATTGTCCTCTTCGGTTGTCTTGGACAAAAAATCCATATCTCCCAATGTAAGAAGCATATATCATTTTCCTTTCAAAATCTCTACAACTTGTTTTGCAATTTCTCCCGGCTTATCAGATAGGTAATACTGCGCAATACTTTCCGCGACAAATTCACCGGAGTTCCTCAACCCGTAATAACTGAAGCCTGCTTCCTTCGTCTTTTTCGCAAGTGCAGCCGTGTCCTTGTCAATCGTCCATGTTGTTTCGGCACCCAGTATATCAGAAAATGTTTTTCTATATAATACATCAATTTTATTCTTTTTCAAGGCATTATTGTCAAGAATCATGTGCTGAACGGCATGCCCTAATTCATGATATACAGTATGAAAAGCACTCCCCGTACTCCATGCGCCGGGTTCAAATTGTTCAACAGCATCCTTCGCCATTTTTTTCAGTGCGCCCTTTTGCTTCACAACGGGATTCAGAAATACAGTGCGCAAGGAATCAGAATATGCCGCATAGCTATTACTTGATCTATTCGTAAACAAAAGGACATTTTCCAAATACCCGGCTTCGGTTAAACTTCCAAATGTATCACTCATTCTGCCAATCGCTTCATTTAGGCCATTAGCAACATCAAGGTTCATTCCAAGCTGGTATGCCGTTGTTTGCTCAAGTCCAAGCGTTTCCTTTGCAAATTTAGCAGCATCTTCTATGGTTTTTGCTGGCGTGAAAGTATTGACCTGCGCAATCGGCGTTTCAGCCGCTTTCAAATATTTCTGCTTAAAATCCTCGAAGTTTTCCGTCTTGTCCAGCCCGAAATATTCAGCGCGTTCTTTCAGCGTTTGAAGTTCTTCATCATCCAGCGCCCACCTTGCCCTTGTGTTGGCCGTGCAGCGGCAGTTTACCACTTCGGCAGCACCGCCGGAAGGATCGCCGGGGTACTTCAAGCCGTTGGAAAACTTTTCGTCAAGCTCCCTGATCTCGCCGTCAACCCTTGCGTGTGAATCCCTTGTTCGCCCGTCAAGCGCTGCATCCCACTGCTTCACCACATCCGCGCCCTTTTTCTTTGCCGCATACTGCGCATCACGGGCGGATGTCTGCTGTATTCGGTGGCCTTCAGTCCGGGCAATGGTTTTCGCTCTGGACAGCGGCGCTTTGGACACGCTGCTGATGTTCCGGGCAATGTCAGAGTAGGGGAGGGAGGACGCTATGCCCCGGCTAATCTCCTGTGTGATGGTCTTTTTCAGCTTTTTGACATTCACTCCCAGCGCATTATAAAGGCCGTTGCTGACCTTGGAATCGGTCAATACGGCCTTGACAGCAGCCGCCTGGTCAACAGGGATAACCAGCGGAACGCCCTGACCGGCGATTGAATACATTGTTCCAACATAGCCGGTTTCATAGCACCCATTCAGGTATTTGTCAATGGTGCCGTAATTGTCACCGTGCATCTTGTCCAAAATGCCGCTGACCTGGCCCTGAAGCGCCCTCTGATAATTCTGCTGGTAAATCTTTGACCGCTTCTGCGATTGCAGCATCGCCCTTGCGGTTTCGTCCAGGCCGTCCTGTGAAAGCGCCTGATCCAGCAGGTCAATGTCAGCCTGAAAGCCCTTGACCTTTTCATTGATGTCTTTCAGCGCTCGTGCGTACTGCGCTTCAAGCTCCTTCAGAGCCGATTCTTCCGAATCAAGAAGGGACTGCTGGACTTCCTTTTCCCATCGGTTCACACTTCATCACCTTCCGGCACAATGCCATTCAGCGCGGTCTTGGCTGCCGCTGTCGGATCATCTTCCGGCGCGGGCAGCTTGTCCTTTACATCGTCATAGTCCAATTCAAGCGCTTCGCAGATAAGCTGCATGGTCAATTCCTGCCCAAGCTGCGCGGACGTGTTCAGGATCGTCGTGATCTTCGTCTGCTGCTCCTGCGCTTTGGTGAGATCAATTTGCGCGTTTTCCTGCGCATTGGTGATAATCTCGCGCTCGAAGTCAAAGTAAACGTCCTTCTGTTCGTAATCCGTGTTCTGCGTGTCGTTGATTTCCTTCAGCACCAGCTTCAGCAGCTTCCGCATGAACTGAAGAAGGAACGGCTGCAAGCCGTCACACTTCAGATCGAGGTTTGCATAGGCGCTCTTGATTGCAATGGACGTGGTGGCGCTGGTGTCCTTCAGAGCTTCCGTGTTCACGCCCTGACCGAAACGGAAGATGTTCTTTTCGTCAACTTCCATCTTCGTTTTCCGGGCTTCCACGGGGATGTCAACGGTCTTGATGTCCACGCCGCTTCCTTCGCCGCCTTCAACGCCGATGTGCTTTTTTACCCTGATGTTCGTCATAAGCTCATCCAGATTGTCACTTTGGAAGCCCTTCACCACATACAGGGCTTCGTTCGTGTCCTGAATATTGTTGGAAAGACCGGCGTTCATAAGGTCGTAATCATCAATCAGGGCTTTGATGGTTTTTAAGCCGGAAATCTGTTTCTTTCCGTTGTCCAGCCGGAAGAAGGGAATGACGCCATATCCTTTATCATCCGTCCCGTCGTTGTCGTCATCATTTTCGTAAATGATATGCTTACGCTCGTTAACTGGATTACCGCTTTCTTTCTGTGTGAAGCAGTTGTCAGGCTCGATCTTTCCTTCGTCTTCCTGCTTGAAATAATATGTTTTTTCATTATCCCAAACCTGAATACGCTTGATCTTCTTGTTATCCTTGCAAATGCGGTCAATGTACCAATAGATCACATAGGCGCATTTATCTTCCGCTTCTTTCTCGCTGACTTCCACAACGCCGATTCCGTCAGCGTACTGAAACGCCGTCCTGTCGCTTTCGTCTTTGTATGCATACATATATGCAAAGCCAGCAGAAACAGCGCCGGTAATCAACGCTGACAGCTCTGCAACGAAGGATTCATTTTCGTTGAAATAGGCGTCAAGCTCGGTCTGAAGTTTCGGATCATCGGACTTCACAAAGCCGCCGTGACCGGAAAGCATATACTGTGCTTGCTGATCCACCAGCAGCCGGAAGAACGGATGACTGATTTTTATGTTGGATTTTGTTTTGTCCTCTTTCAGTTTGCCGTCTGCGTCAATAAAGAAGAGTTTATAATCCTTTATGTCGTGATTTCCTTCGTAGTAACGCAAGCCGATACGCGCAAGCTTTTTCTTGTCGCTGGATGCGTCCCGGTCTATAAAACTTTTGATTTCCTCAATGGAAAGCATGGATTTTCACCTTCCTTTTTTACTGAAGACCGATTTTCAGCAGGACATAGCCGACCATTGCGGCGACGGCAAGAAGGATGACCTTTTCGACCACCATTTCCCAGCGTCTGCCATCCCTGCCCATGATCTTCTTTACATCGCTTTTTATCTCCGAAACATCGGCCTTAATGTGCGCCTGCTCGGATGCCATGACAGCGACGGTCTTGATCGTTTCGATCATTTCTTCCTGCTTTTTGTATAGCTCATCGATCCTGTGCGTGTTGGATTTAGACCGTTCTTCCACGGCGGTCAGCCTTCTTCCGTATTCGTCCATATTGTGGCACTCACTTTCACAATGTTAAAAATTTAATATAGCCAGCGTTTGACCTTGCGCCAGCCTTCGACGCCGTAACGCAACGCTGCCATTGCGTCATCTTGGAAGGGGACAGGCTCATCAAGATATTCTCCTGACTTATCATCTTTTTTCCATTTCCATTGCTGCAACTCTTTAATGGTGTTCACGCAATGCGGATGGACAAAAATTTTCCGCTGTTTGAGCCAGTCAATCTGTGCCTTGACGCTTCCGGCGCTGCCGCCCTTGTCCACGCCACGGGCGCGGAAACCGGCCTTCTGCCACATCTTAATGCGGTCAGGCTCGGCGCTGTCGCACCACATCTGTTTATTCCGTGGAATGCTGGCTGCAAGCTGGATGATCTCTGCTGTGTCCTTTTCAAAGACGTAGATTTCAGACAGTATGGAAATGTCATCGTCCTTGATGCCCAGCAGCAGGATTGCGTTGGCGTGGTTAAAACCGAAGTCCTGCCCGATTGCTACATCGTCGTAATCATTCAGATTCAGGCTGACTTCTTTGATCTCCCAGTTGTGAAGGATCAGGCCGCCGATTTCGCCCCATTCGCCCAAGCCATAGATTCTGTAGCCTTCGGGATCGACAAGGCGGCGGCGCTCCATTCTGGCGCGGTATGCTTCGTCAATGAAGCGGTTCATTTGATAGGTGCTGTGGTGTGTCAGTACGTTCGGATCGGGAATGTCAAAAAAGACCTTCTTGATCCAGTGATTCTTATTCACCGGATTGAATGTCATCCTGATTTGATAAAACTGTCCGGGCGGCAGCTCGCCGCGCAGACGGTCATCTATGATCTCAACGTCGGCCTGTGTCAGCTCGGTTGCTTCCTCGCACCAAACGTCTGTCAGCTTGCCGTGCTGGAAGGTGATTGACTTCAGCTTTTCTCGCTGCTTGTCATCGTTCATGCCCCGGAAGATGATCTGGTTGCCGTTGGCCTTGCATGTGAGCTTCAGCGGCGACATATTAATTTGCCAATACCGCTCTGCCTGATCGCCAAACATACGGTAAATAGCGCCGGTCAGCTCTGCAAAAGTGCTGTCGCGGTTTGTGATGTCAGATTTGCGGATGCATACCAGATTCCGGCCTTTGTCCTGCATCAGCCGCAGGATGTAATTCTGCGCCGTGTCAACACTCTTTCCTGATCCGGCGCTTCCTTTCATTACGATATAGCGCTTGTCGCTGCGGTCAACTTCGCGGAAACAAGGATTTGCTTGTACTTTGATGTTCACAACGCATCCGCCGCCTTAAACGCTTCAAGCAGCTTCGGAAACTGGATAGCAAAGAAATCAATCATTTCTTCGTTCTGCGCCCATTCGGAATTTTCGGCCAGACCGCTTTCAAAAAGAAAAGCATGTATGATCTCATGCCGCTTGACCTTGTTGATCTGCACTTGCAGGTTTTTCTTGCAGTTCGGATCGCCCCGGTCTTTTTCGTAGGATTCAACAAGCAGCTCTTTGGTGGTTTCATCGGTAATTCCGTCAAACCCGTTCAAGCGCAAATCTTCATTTTCGCTGCATACGGTCAGTGTGTATTCTGTTCCGAGAACGTTAATTTTCATTCGCAATTTCTCCTTTTTCCAGCCGTCCGCATTGCCTTTCCGCGCATCTGTGAACTTGCATCAGGCCGACCGTAAGCCACGCCTGATAGTGTTTGCAATATGCGACAGGAAAGAAAGAGTAATTGCCGTCAATCAGAATGTGCTTTTCTTTCTGCCTTTTCGGACGCAGCTTCCGGCGCTCATATCGTCTTTCCCTCTGTGCCTTTCAGTTCCCTTTGCTGCGGTTGCTCATTCGTCATCACCGTAATCCACCGTGATGTTTAAATCCATGTCAACGGTCTGCTCCACTTTATCAACAAAGATTTGGTGCGCCTTGCCGAGCAGCTCGGCGGCTTTCAGGCGTTCTTTTTCGTCAGGCGCTTTCTGAATAAGCCGCGCTTCGCTCATGTAATCGCCGACATTTTCAACAACGACAACTTCAGACTGTGATTGTCCGCGAAGAACGGATGTTAGATACCGCATCACTTCATCACTATCAGCGATCAGTTCAGCTTCCTTTTCTTTCATGCGTTCGTTTATATAGTTTTTCACGGCAAGCTTTGATAAGTTTTGCGCTCCTATCACACGCGCCGTCTTTTTGCTGTAACCGGCTCTGATTGCGGCTTGCGTCGCGTTAAGGTCAATCAGATATTCATCACAAAAGCGCTGCTGTTTTGCTGTCAGCTTTGCCACAATCATCACCTTCTTTCATAGCATAATAAAAGCCAGCCGGGGAAAGGAGCAAAACCCGGCTGGCTGATCGCCATCTGTATAATTTTTCTACAATAACAATATCACATTTCAACTATCAATTTCTATCAACTGCTGTAATTATTTTCGGATTTTTTCAGGATTTCTTCCACCGCCTGAAGCGCTTTGCCGTGAATGCTCCACGTCCATTGATAGGATTTGCCGATTTCAAACGCGATTTGCTCCCATGTTTTAAATGCTATGTACCGCTTGCAAAGAACCTCGTGCATTTGTGTGTCCGTTACTTTGTCGATTGTGCCGACCACGGAATTTCTTGCGTCAACAAGGGCGTCAACTTCCCGGTTGATCTCCGCTTCAAGGTCGATAAGCTTTGCCATAGCGTCCGAAATCTTGTCTTGTCCACCGCTGCCGGAAGAAGAAACGTCCCGCAGCGTGGGCGTGATCTTTGTCATCATCGCCTTCAGGCGGTCACGCTCTTCCAGCTTCGCATTGATCCGGGAATCGTAACGCCTGATCTGCGTAAGGTATTTCTTCACGTCTGTCATTCAATCACCGTCCTTTTTGCAAAACCATATACTGCCCGTATGTAAGCCCCATGTCGTTTGCCTTCCGTGCGACTTCGGAAAACGTCCATCCAAGCCCACACGAACATGATTTCGGCGGCTGTGACAGCTTTTGTCATGCTCACGCGCTCCGGGCGGCGGCGTTTTGATTTACTGCTCATCGGCTTTCCCCTTGTACTTCGGCATGTCCGCCCACGCTTTCACGCCGTCCCAATCACCGCGTGTTTCAAGCTCGGACAGGTTGTTGTTGCACGCATCGTAGTCGATCACGCACACGTCCTGCGAGACGCCCCAGCTTGTAGCGACAAGGATTTCCTGCCCGTCCTTCGGCATTTCGCAGGAAAAAAAATATTCCGGGATTTCATAGTCAGCGTACCCGCTCTCGGCATACTCGGCTTTTTCTTCTTCGGTCAACGGGCGTGTCGTGATCTCGTGCCAGACGATCTTTTCTTCAAACATCAGCTTCTACCTCGCTTTCGAGCCATTTTCTTCACCGTCCCACGTTCTGTCTCTTTTCCACCTTCTGCACCAGTGTTCAAAGCACTGCAAATAGCCAATGTGACGATCGTCTATTTCGCACCGGCACCGGATTCCGTCCTTTGTTGGATATCGGATGCAGTTGCCGCAGTTGCAGCACACACGTTTCCGCTCCTTGTTCATTCCGTGTCATCCTTTCTCTGATAGCAATTCAGCAGCGGGTCTATCGGGTCGCAGAAGCAGCAGGGCTTTCCGTCCGCAGCCCTCCGACCGCAATAAGCGGGCAATCGCTGCGCCTGTACTGCATATCGCAGGGATTTCCCTCAATGCGCCAGATTTGTTTATCTGCAACGCCGTAGCAGACAGGGAAGTCATCGTTTGTATACCCACACAGCGGACAGTCGCCGCAGGATTTTGGCATGGCGTCTACCGTAATACTGTAGATTTTCATTCCGCACCGTCCATTCTTGCGCCGCAATGGGGACAATAGGCGGGTAGGTTTTCCTCTGAAACAACAACACCCGTGCCCTTAGTCGGGTTTTTGCCACACTCGGAGCAGCACCAAACATAGAAGTCAGTGTTGTACTGCCACCGCCCATGCCGTACAGGCGCAACGTCAGCGGCCGGAAAGTTTGAAATCGTCTCTCGCGCTTCACGCAGGGAAATCAACGTTCCGTTTACGTTCATCATGTCATCAATGTTGAACTTGCGAAGCAGCCGCTCGCGGTCTATATATTCAGCCATAATCATTCTCCTTTCGGCGGTTCAGGCAGCGGCATCCAATGAGTTACTTCGCAAAAAATCCCAGACGGCAATTCCCAGCGTTTGGTTGCGACGTGATACCATGCCGTGTTTACGAAGCAAAGTTCCGCGTTCCCGGCAAGAACCGGGTTTTCGTATTTTGGCAGTCTGTCCTTGACGCTGATCCATTGCGGTATGGCAACGGCGGGAAGCGCCATGATGGTCTGTACGTTTTTTGCGCTGCACCCGTCCTGCATCAATCGCATAACCGCCGTTTCGCGTTCTATGTATTCAGCCATTTTTTAAATCCTCTTGCAAAACCGCCGAAACTTGCGACATATCCAGATAAAGCGGTCGGTTTTTCGTGCAGCCTTCATAATCCAACTTTTCAAGCTCTCCTGTAATAGTGGAATGCGTCGCTGTCATTTTTTCGCACTCGATGACAAATTCATTCCCGCTTTTGAGAATCACACGGATTTTCTCCATCACAATTCACACTCCCCCAGATAATCAAGCTCGAACTCTTCAAGCTGCTGCTTCGTCAGCGGCTCGGAATAGAAAAGAATGTTGTGATACTTGCCGCTTTCGTCCTTCTTTGCCATGACAATGGCTTTCGTGGGCTGACACCACGGGGCAAAGCCCCGCGCCCTCATGCCGTATTTGTACATCATTCAGTTGATCCCCCGATCTTCAAAATCTCGCCGTCCATGCCTTTAAGCTGGATGCCCTTGATTACTTCCTGAAGCGGAAGGGCAAGTTGTTTCTGCTCCTGCTCGCGCTTCGCCATGATCTCATAGCAGCCACGGAAGGCGGCGCGGTCTGCAACGGCATTTTCCGAGGTGCAAAGGTTTCTCCATCCCATCTTCAGAACGCAGCTTGCCGCGATAGGATCAACGCCGTCCAGATAATCCATAGCGTCCTTCGGGTTGTAATAGCCGAACTTTCGGATTGCCGTCAAAACGGCGTCCCATCCGTCCTGCCATGCCCGCGGCTCGCCGTTGACGATCACCGCGCACATTTCCCGAATTTCTGCGATGGACGGCGACCATTTGTTCAGGCTTACCCATTTTCGCAAGCAGGTTATCGCCGTTTCCTGCGGGATGTCTTGCAGCTCTTGATACCACAGTTCCATTGCTTCTTTATTCGGCAGAATCTGTTCCCGTGGGAAATACGTCCGAAGCGCAGAAGCGAAAATTCCGAATTCCTGTTTATCCACTTTTTCACTCTCCCTTCGCCCATTCAGCGGCCATGTTGTAGAAATCGTTCAGCTCTTCGGCCTTCGTGCTTTTTCCGGGCCGGTATGTAACGGGCTTATCGTCGTAATTGCCGTCAAGGACTTTCGCCATGTTGGAATCCTTAATCAGCCAGTCAAACGTTGCCGACCAGTTGCTGTTGTTTTTGCCCTTCAGGAAGGACGAAGCTTCCGCCTTTTCAAAAAGCGTCTTGAAATCGTCAAGGGAATATGTGTTCAGCCGGGCTTTTATTGCTTTTTTCCGAGCGTCAGAAAGAGCTTTGACCGAAGGAAAAGAAACACAGATGGAATTGAAGGCGGCAACGATGCCCTTATAATCAATCTTATCTCTTTCTTTTTCTTTTTCTCTTTCTATATCTTCTTCTGCATCGTCTACAGAGATTCTTTCGCCGTCTACAGTAGAATCTACGGTAGAATCTACAGCAGGTGGAAGCGCCTTCTGTTTGGCTCTCCATCGGGCTTGCGCAAGACGCTTGCTTTCCCTGATTTTGTCCATGCCGTCAATGTTCTGATGCTCCGACCATCCGGCGATTGTGAAGCAGCCGTTGGACATAACGACCATGCCGAGCCGTTCAAGGGCTTCCAATGCAAGCCGGACGGTGTTTTCTTCAAAATCAAGCTCATCCGCAAGCATTTTCGGCGTGTACGGGATGTTTTCTGTCAGGAAGATCATGCCGCCCGAATTGCAGCGCCCGGCCATTGTCAGCAGCATCACCCAAATCAGGACAATGTTGTTGCCGTCCGGCAGACGCCGCAGATGCTTGATTTTGCGGTTGTCGAACATATCGGTTGTGATCTTGATCCACTTTACATCAGCCATACGATTCCGCCGCCTTCAGGGAATATCGGGCAAAGCTTGTCGGCTCGCCATAGCGGTTCTTGCCGCTGACCATTTCTTTTTCAATGGGGACGCCCATCTGCTTCAGATCAGAAATCCGGGAAGCCAGACGCATGATCCCGTATTCCTGCATAGCTTCAAGGCTTGTGATAGAGCCGTAATCTTCAAGGTGTCGCTGTATGCGTTCGCATTGTGTCATGTTGTCAGCCCCTTTCATCTTTTGTGTGTGGGGCGGTCAATGCCGCCCCGTGATAAGTTCCGAATAGGGAAGGGATTCTATCCAATCGCACAGCGTGTGCCATTCATCAAGCTTGTGATCCTTCCGTGCGTGGTAGATGTTCTTCAGCACGGCATAATTGAGCTGCACCGTGCGCCGCTGGTTGAAGCTGGACGGGAGAAGCTGGATAAGCTGCCACCAGTAACGCTTGTCCGACGTTTGCAAAAACATATTGCGATAAACATTCAACGTGGCAACCGTTCTCGCTAAAACGTCCATTGCACTTTCGGCGTAAATCTTCGCTTCGTGGTTATCACAATTTGCCATAAGGTGCTCATGGCTGAAATCGTCCAGCGTGAATTCTTTTGCGTGGATTTTGTGCATGGTGGAGCAGCTATTTGCAACCGTCCCTACCTTGTAGGTGTCAAACTCTTTCCACCAATAGAGCGGCGCGGTAATGTCCAGCGTGACGGTTATCATCCGCAGGAACTTTCCGTGATCCTGACCGGCAGCGGCGAGCGTTTGCATAAGCTTGAAATCATTTTCGCCGACGCAGAAATGATATTTGTCCGGATCGCAGTCTTTGGCCGGTTCGTTATCGTTCATCGCCATAGGGCAATCGCTGTCCCAATCTGCGCACGGGCATTTGTAGCTGTCGCTCTTTGCCCAGCTATTCTTCGGATTCCGCATCCCCCGAATGGCGGCTGCCCAGCCGTAGGTTTCAACGTTTTCAATCGTCAGCATATTTACACCCCCGTGCTTCCAAAGCCGTTGCTGCCGCGCTCGGAATCGTCCAGCTTGTCCACGACTTCAAGCGGAAGCTTGATGACCGGCAGGATGACAATCTGCGTGACCTTCGATCCTGCCTTTAAAAGACACGTTTTGCCGCTGTGGTTGTAAAGCTTGGCAACGATGCTGCCGGTGTATCCGGCGTCAATGACGCCTTCGGACGTGATGCCGGACTTGACATTCAGGCCGCTTTTGCTTTTCAGCATGCCGACCATGCCGACCGGAATCTGCATATGTACGCCGGTGTCAATCACGGCAGAGCCGAAGGAAGGAACAACCACATCATGCGGCGTCCGCAGGTCAAGCCCCGCATCGTCTTCGTGCGCTCTTTCCGGCATATAGCAGCCGGGATCAATGACCACTTTCATTTTCTTTTCTCCTTTCAATGTGCGATCCACGAATAAAGGCAGAGCGTGAAATAAATCACGCCGAGAATGCCGAAGATGATTCCGTACCATTTCCACGCGCCCGGATTTGCCAGCGTGATAAAGTAGAGAATCGACAGCATCATTGCCATGAACAGCGTCGTGAGCAGATACGCCTTGCTTTTGCTTCTCATATCGGATTATTCCTTTCTTTCCTGACCGGCTTCCCATTCGGTGAAAAGCCGCATCCAATCTTCAAATTCCATCGTCACAAGGATGGAAGCATTGTTTTTCTTGTGGAACACAGCCGGAATTGTGTCCGTACCGGCTGCATCCCGCTTGGCTTGCGACATCCAATCGTAAAGCCGCATTGTTTCCTGATGCTTGGCTTCGATATGTATTCCGGGAAGCCCTACAACGTCCGAAGCGTCCCCGGTGTTGCCGCAGTATTGGGCGGTTCTCCGGGCGTTGTAGCCGTATTCCCGGAACAGGGAAGCAAGCTGCCGTTCAAATCGTGCGCCCTTCTGCTTGCTGTTTACAGACATTGCCTTCAGCCCCCCTTACAAGCGGACAATCGCTTCTTCTATATTGCATTGAATATGGGTTTCCTTCGATTTCCCGTTTTTCCTCATCCGCGATGCCATAACATACAGGATATGAATCATTGATGTACCCCATCAACGCGCATCCACCGCAGCTTTCCGGGATTTCATCAACATGGACGGAATAGATTTTCATGGTACGTCCCCCTTTCAGAACGGCAGATGCCCGTCATCTTCTTCAATTTCCGCGAAGCCCTGATCCGGCGCGGGATAGCTGCCGGAATCGGCAGACCGCTTGCTTTCGCAAAATTCATGCCGGTCAACGATGATTTCCGCGGTGTAGTGCTTCTGCCCGTCCTTCTCATAGCTGCCGGTCTGAATGCGCCCTTCGATGGCAATTTTCATGCCTTTGTGCAGGTACTTTTCTGCAAACTCGCCGGTCTTACCCCATGCAGTGCAGTTGATGAAATCCGATTCAGGCTGTCCTTCGGTTTTCACGTTGCGGTCAACCGCCAGACGATAGGAAGCAACTTTTTTGCCGGAATTTGTGACGCGGATTTCAGGATCAACCGTCAGGCGACCGATAAGAATCACTTTATTCATTGGTATCACCGCCGAAAAGCGCCGCCTGTACGTCACCGGCGTCCGTCTGTTCCTGCACCACTTCAGCCGTTGCTTCAATGGTATCCGGATCATTTTCAACGTAGTCTTTCGTCCCGTCCTCGTTGATGACCGCCATATCTGCATCAATAGCGGAAGCCATTTCGATTGACATGATGCCCCATTTGCTGATGAGCTGTCGCAGCATGGTCTTATATGCCATGCCGTCAAAGTCCCTGTACCAGAAAGACGAATACATCCAAGCGTCCTTCGGGTCATAATTTCCGGCAGCAAAATCCGCATACGAAACCTTTTTCTTTTCTCCGTATCTGGTTTTTACCGTTTTTCCGTCCTTGGAAAATGCCGGGCTGTATTTATCAGCGTGGGCAAGCATCTTGTTCTTGCTCCAATAGATAGCCTTTCGGAATCCATTGACATACTCAAACATGGCATAATAGCCGATGGTTTCAGCCGTTTCCCGCTGCTCTTCGTCATCAATCAGCTTGACTTCGATTTCCTCATTCAGAGGATCGAAGCGCACAAGCTCGCCCTTCTTGATTGCAAGGACGTTCAGCTTCTTGTACTGACCGGAACGAATGGCAAGCTGGATATATCCCTTGTAGCCAAGCTGGAACTGCGCCACATTGCCGCGCTCTTTGTCGTTGTAAGGAACCATGTAATACTGTCCGAGCTGCGGAGACGGGGACAGCTTCAGGCTTTCGCCCAGCAGGGCGGCGGAAAGAATGCTCTGATTTGTGCATTCCTGAAGGGTGGGATTCGTCTGAACGGCGCTGATAACCGCGCTGATGAAGCGCTGACCGTCCTTGCCGCCGATGACCTGATTGATACGCTGCTTGACTGCATCGCCGGTGAGATAAGAGCCGATGGTAAGCCGCTTCTGCGATTTCTGAAGACTGTTATTGACTGCCATTTTCATTCATCCTTTCTTAAATAGCCTTGTATTTGATACCGTTCCCGCGAAGCCACGCGCCCAGCGCCTTTGCTTCATCGGTGGAAAGAAGCGCCTGAAAACCGATCCACTGGCGGACAGGCTCAACCGGTGCAGCGTTTTCAATATCTTCGGGATCATTGATATTAGTCAAAACAGGCGGCTTCTCTTCCTGAATCTGCATCTGCGCGTGTTCAGCTTCCCATTTTGCTTTTGCTTCTGCCTGTGCCTTAATCCGGGCGTCTTCTGCGATAGCTGCATTAAGGTCAAGCGTGGTCTTATATTTCTGCATTGCTTCAAAGCCAACGCCCATGCTGTCAAGTGTGTCTAAATCCTTCTGAACCCGGAGAAGATGCTTGTCGATTTCTGCTTCAATGGATTTCAGGGAAACGGAAGCATTCAGCCATCTTGCATCATTGCATTCCATCCATACAGGCGTTTCCTTTGCTCTCCAAAGCGCGTTGATTGCTTCAAGCTTGTCCGCTTTCTTCTGATCCTCAAAAGCCTTAACCTGCTTATCCACGGAAGCGGTTGCCGTGTCGATGATGCCGCAAAGCTCTTTGACTTGCGCTTTGAACTGGTTGAAGGGCTGCATGAAATCCTTTTCCTGCCGGATGCGCTCATCATTCAGGGCTTTCTTCAGCCGGTTCAGGTTCGCCCGGTCTGCCTTCGCCGCCTGAATCTGGTCATCCGTGTACACCATAGAAGCGTAGACGTTGACCTTTTCCGTCAGCTCCCGTTTCAAATCCTCATAGTTGAAGCTGATCTTGCCGGGAATCTGCAATTCTGTAACTTTTAGTTCCACTTGTTTTCCTCTCCTTTTTATATTTCCGGCAGCAGAAGCGCCGGTTTTTTCTTGCTCTTGACGTACTCCCAAAATTCAGCGCCTTTTTTCATCAGGTAATCCATGTCGCCCTGAACATCGTCCCTTTCGATGAAATAATGCCGCGTCTGAAGATAGGGGATTCCGTCAAATTCCGTTTTTAGCTGTGCCTTTAAAATGCAGAAGTCAGCTTCTATGACTGCCATGTAAAAAAGGCATTGGCAGAAATAGTTGTCCGGGATTCTGTGATCCCATTTTTCCTTCTGCATGGATTGCAGAATGTTTGTGGTCTTGCATTCCCACACGCCGAGCCGCCCGTTTTCGTCTCGTAACCAGCCGTCAAGGGAAGCCAGCGCCCACGGATACCGGG